AGCTATTGCAGTTCCTGTAGATCCACCAGTTTTAAAAATTATAGTAGAACTTGCTGCACCTTCAGCTTGTATTCCTGTAATTCTAGCTCTTTGATTTCTTGGAACTAATAATCCGTCTCCTGTAGCGTGTACTACCTGTTGATCACTTGAGTATGATGACATATTTTTTCCTTTTAAATTTTGTGTGGGCCGAAGCCCACACTTAATTAATTATTAACTTAAATTATTATTTTGTGAATACAAGATAGTAATTCTAACTTCACCAGCATTTGTTGCTGCTGAACTTGTAAAAGTTAATCTGATATCAGTTGTTCCAACATCTTCCCAAGCTAAAGCTCCGCCTGCTTGAGTAGTTGGGTATTTTCTACCAGCGTCTGTTCCACTTGCAAAAGTGTTTAAAATTGTTGCTGCTCCATTTGCAACATCTCCAACACTGTAGTTAGTAGTGGTGTTAGCTGCAGTAATTTGATCAATTACACAATCAACAATTTGTGAATTTGCAGGGATTACAACATTTTGCACTGCCGCTGCAACTGCTCCTGCTGCTAATGAAACTGCAAAAGTTTGAGACATTACAACTTGTCCAACATTAGCAATGTTAGTACCGATAGTTGTACCT